GTTTCCTCCGGTGCGGCCTCGGTGTCAGCCGCGGCGGCCGGGTCGGCCGGCTGATCGTCGGCGGGCTGGTCCTCGGTGGCGACCGCGTCGTCCGGTATCTGCTCTAGCCAGGTCAAAAGGGTCTGGCCTTGGGCCTCTTTAAGGTCGGACAGGTCGCGCGATTTAAGGCTCTGGCTCTCGGCGTAGTCGGCCGGGACTTTTTCCGGGTCGAGTCCTTTGGCGACCAGAGCGGCGACGATGGCCTCAAAAGTTGCCTCAGTGATTGGGGTGTTTTTCCTCATATTTCCTCCCTTTTGGTCGTTTTTGTCTATTTTTGGCAAGACGAATCCTGCCAGGTCTAAACCTGTTAAAAATTTGATTTTATTGGTGAAAACGGTTTAAGTTATATGGCCATAGGGCCGATAACTAGCCTAAAGTCTCGTAATTTCCTGGTCAGCCCGCCATCCCTGATACGCCGCCTGGCGGGCTTCTGCCGAGCCGCCGCGGCCCCAAAGACGCGGATCTGTTTTTGTCAGACCCGCCAGACTCAGGGCGCTATCCAGGCTGGCATTCCGGCGGCCCTTTAGGATGTCGTAAAGATGTGCAGAACATATGCCCGCCTGCCGGGCTAACTCAGCGATGGATTGAAAGCTTTTGGTTCTGCACATAATTTAGTTTTAAACCCCTAGCAAGTTGGGTATAATATTGATACTCTGGATGCCGGCATTGTGTCTCAATAGAGTAGCCGCCGGGCTAGCGGGCGATCAGCCTTACGTGTCTCATGAGAGTGGCCGGCTGATGGCCCGGAGTTCATATACTTACTTCCATCAACAGAAGGAGTAGATCATGGCCAATTGTCCGTTAATGGGTACCGCTAATCCTCGTGGTTTTGCCGCTTTTTCTGGCCCGTCCGGCAGCGAGGGGGAAGTTTCGTGTAATGCTAGTTGCGCTTGGTATGACAGTAGTCTAAGCAAATGCGTTATTTTCAGAATTTCTGACAGCCTGCAAACTATAGCCACTCGGGCTATTCAGATGGGGCGACAGAGTTAAGCATTTCCGTAAAAGCGCGAAAAACCGGGTCATATTCGGAGACGGTCAGCGCCTGCCGGGCTGCTATTTCCCTAAAAGACAGTAGCAGCTCGGCGGCGGCTTGGTCTTGAATGTGGCGCCTTGAAACTTGGTTTTGTACGCCAGCTTCAAATTCAAAGGGGTCTTGACCTGTGATTTCTTTCATGTTCGGCCTCCAATAAGTAGCTTGATATGAGATAAAAGACGACTCATAACTTCAGCAAGTAGCAGCAGCCCGCAAAGGCAAGCCCGGCCACAAAAAGGACGGCTATAAACCAGCCAAAGCTAAAACCGAAAAGCCAGACGGCAAATTCAAGGACACAGAGAAAAATCAAACCTAGCGTGCCAAGTGCCCAGCCTATAAACCCAAGAGCCGAAAGCCCACTGCAGCCGGCTCGCCCGGCCAGGATGGACACAACCAAGCCAACGGGCCACATGATGTTAAAAATCAAGCAAAAGTTTTCGACGGACATTCGGTTTCAGTCTTCCTTTGCCGAGATAAAGTAAGTCAACTTGGGTAGAGTATATCGAAAGCGAGTCATGTTCGGTCTCCAATAAGTAGCTTGATGAGTAGAGTATAAGCGAGTTTTTGCATTGAGTCAAGAATAAAAACGCATGGTGACAGAATGAAATTGCATGAGCGAATAGAGCGGGTGGTTGAAAAATTCGCAAATTCTCGCGCTAAACTGGCGAAGTCTCTCGGGGTTCAGCAACGGACAATGGATGGGTATTTTTCGGCCGAAAGACAGCATAATTTTTTTCCGTTATTGCCGGCCCTGCTAGAGTTGTATCCTGAAATATCAAGGGATTGGCTTTGGTTCGGAGATGGCGAAATGCTGGCGAAAAACATAAAAGACGACTACGTGACGGTTCCCCGGGTTGCTGCGGAATTAGCCGCTGGTGCCGGTAGTTTTCTGGATTCGGCTGAGGTGATTGAGGAGTTGGCTTTTAGGCGGGAATGGTTGGCGCACAAGGGCAAGATTGATGAGTTGGTGGTTATGAATGTTTGGGGCGACTCTATGGAGCCAACCTTGTTCGACAAAGACATCGCCTTAATAAATCTATCCCGAACCAAGCCACATACCGGCCATATTTATGCTGTCGCCCACGATGAGGCTCTTTGCATAAAGCGTATAGTGACAGAACCCGGCCGACTCATACTGCGCTCCGATAATTCCAGGTATGCAGATGTGGCCTTGAATTATGACGACCAGGCCAAAATGGACAAGGTTAAAATTATAGGTCGCGCCGTCTGGTGGTGCCACGATGAGAAGCATTAAGGGGGGCGGAGGCGAATTAATGCAGACCGCCAAGACCATCGGCAAAGTCATTATAGCCGGCTTTCTTCTATTTGCGCTTTGGATTGCTTTTGTGACCGCTATTGAAGGCGGCAGGGATGCAGAGGTTTCGGGTCGGGTATGCCTAGTGCTTCTAACGGCCGCTGCTCTTTATTTTGGCTGGCGAATATCTGCGGCGACAGAAAGCCTAGCGGGCAGCCTTAAAAGATATGTTCAAATTATAGATAAAGATGAGTTCGTATTTCGCCGCACTAAGTGGGGGATGAGTTTCGATGAAGTAAAGAGAAGCGAGTCAAGGCAAAAGGATTCCAGATTAACCGGCAAATGGGAGTCACATAAATTATGCTTAGAATATGAAATTACAACGTATAATGGTTTTTTCTTTGGAACAAAAATAGTGGCAGGCGAAAAACTTTCACTGAAATATTTTTTCACCGCCGATAAATTAGACTCCATAATAGTTTATGTCGGGCATATCCCTTATAGAGATGAAAAATATAACGCCATTCATGCGACTGTCAGCGAAAAAATAACGAGCTTAAAAGATGCAATAAATACAAAATATAATCATACCCCAGAAGAAAACAACCTAATTATTCCGCCGTCTTATTTATGGCGCTTAAAAAATAAAACAATACATCTATACCTTGAACACGGTGACTTTACTCAATACGGAGAAGACGACGATTCTTTGCAGATTTCGTATTATCCGCCAAACGATAAAAGGCTAGAGATTGAAACAAAAGGGGTTAAACAGTCTCATATTCGCAACGACGAATCTATTCGGGGCCTATTATAATCAACGCGTGGAGGAATGAATAGGCCGGCCCCGGCATGGGCGAAATGTATAAGTGCCTTAAAACGTCCACACTTGCTCAGGAAGTTTATTCAAATTGTCCCTTCTCTCTCTTAATATTTGACTATGTTTTACATCTATTTGTTCCTGGCGTGTTTTTCCTTTAAGATAATCAATTTCAATGTCTATATATTGGCTAATAACGCTAGAGTTTATTTTTAAAACGTCAATGTATAGAGATTCACGGTTAACGTCTGAATTTTTTAGAAGAATATCAAAAATTCTTTTTAAATCATTAGCAAAGCTGTTAAGACGCGTAAACGTTTGCAAATTAATATTTGCTATAACTACATCGTTTTTTAGTATATCTTGTAGTGCAAAGGGGTAGGCAATTCTATAATAACTTGAATCAGTTTGCAAAACATCAGCTTGACGCGCTGAATGTTTTATAACAAGTTGCCCCTTAAATTCACTTAAATCTTTTTGGGCGGCCTCTAAAAGAATAATTGTTTTATTTCGGTCATTTTTGTCTGAATAATAATTTGCAGCAAAAATAGCCAGGGTGACACCAATAATAGTAACAAGAGTGCCATTAATGTATTGAAAGACATGTTCTTGAAATAAAACGGATGTTTTGCACTTTTTATTAAATTTTATATGTGTAAATACATATACAAAGCCCAAAAGAATCAAAATTAAAGATAGCCAGTCCATATTGCGATATCCTCCTATTTGTTTGTCTTCAATCTAGGGTTATAAGGGTATCACAACCAACTGATTTAGGCAAACCGATTTTAACCAGCAAACTAGTCACTGTATCTTTATCTTTTCTTCGCGGCCCCAAGGGTGCCTTTGGGGTATATATCTCCCCGCCCCTAAGGCGGGGGAGGGATATATATCCCCCCCTTATAGGGGGGAAAACTTGGAAAACTTAAAACTTGCATAATTACAGCAATTTATAAATAACTGAAAAACTTGTTTTCTTTGCCATTCTCAATAAGATTTCAGATAACATATAAAAATTATTATCAATCAAGTTTTACATATAGGTTTGTAAAACTTGATTCTCAATAAGGCATTTTTATATTAAATATATGAAATTATGCAGGATTTAAGTTTTACAAGTGCCTTTTGTAAAACTTGAAAAACTTAAAAAGTTATTTTTCCTAGACAGTCTAACCCTCGCTAAAATACCTTTTTTCTGTCTGCCTTATTCACAAAAAAACAATGTATCTTGACATAATGTTATTAAATTGTGTATAAGTGGGGTGGAGGAATTTATGGCCGAATCTAGCCCCATCTTGATTGTCGGTATTCCGAGTATTGCGCGAATCTTGGACATGAGTGAGACTACGGTCAGGCGCGGCTTGCTCAAGCTTCCTGATTTCCCGGTTTCAAAACTCGGACTTGACGGCCCTTGGGTGACCACCAGAGCCAAACTCACCGCCTGGGCTGAAGCCCAGATGCCCGGCCCGCCCGCCGCCCACTCCTAAAAGTCCGCTTGCCCCTTCCTTCCATATCCGCCTTTGGGCGGTCTTTTTTTGCCAAAAATCAATCCTTGCCGCGTTTTTGCCGTAAATCTGAAAACCCGTCAACCTGTTTTAGTTGGGCGTTAGATAGGCGTTAGGTGGTCTTTAGATAGGCGTTAGCCGTTCAGGCCGCTTTTTTGGGGTTATGCTTACCATGAGAGCGTAGCGAGCCGGTTGAAAGCCGGCAACACCCGAAGGATAGCATGGCCCGAAAGCTAACCCAAAAGCAAGAGCGAGAGCGCAGCGCAAAAATTGCCAAGGCGCTCGAACTGATAGCCGACGGCGAAAGCGTCCGCAAATCGTGCGGGGTGGCCGGAATCGTGGTGCAGACGTTTCTGAACAACGTGGACGGTGGACAATACGCGCGCGCGAGAGATGCCCAGGCTGACCGCCATTTTGATGAGATGGCTGACCTTGAGAGAGAGTGCAAAGTGGGTAGTCTTGACCCGCAGGCCTTTCGCGCCCTCTTGGATTCACGCAAATGGCGGCTGGCGCGCATGAGGCCTAAGGTTTACGGCGACCGAAACGAGGTTGAGCATTCCGGTGCGGTCCAGATGGGCCTAGAGGTTGACCTGGGGCCGGCCGTGGCGGGGCTGCTCTCAGCCCTGAAAGAGGCAAAATGAACCGGCAGGAAGCCAAGAACATCTACGCCCAGGCCAAGACTAAGTCCGACCTCCGGGGCCTGGCCTTGGGTGATTTATTTTTCCTTCTGCGCCACGTCCTCAATCGGCCAGACGCTGATAACGATTGGATTTATGACCGTTGCCGTGAGGTCCAGGCCTCGCCCGACGGCCACTTGGATCTCTGGGCCAGGGAACATTACAAGTCCACCATAATCACTTTTGCGCTCACCATCCAAAATATCCTCAACAACCCCGAAATCACGGTTGGCATATTTTCTCACACCCGGCCCATAGCCAAGGCCTTCTTGAACCAGATCAAGCGGGAGTTTGAATGCAACCCCTTGCTTTTGGATCTGTTCCCCGATGTGCTGTGGGAGGCCGGCGCGAAAAAAGCGCCACGGTGGAGCGAGGACGGCGGAATAGTGGTCAGGCGCAAGACCAACCCCAAAGAGGCCACAGTTGAGGCCTGGGGACTGGTGGACGGCCAGCCCACCGGGAAGCATTTTGACCTGATGATTTACGACGACGTGGTGACAAAGGAATCCGTCACCACGCCGGACATGATCCGCAAGGTTACGGACTCCTGGGCGCTATCTCTGAACCTGGGCAGCCAGGGCGGCCAGGTGCGCTACATTGGCACCCGCTACCATATTAACGACACCTACGCCGAGATTATGCGGCGCCAAGCCGCCAAGCCCCGCCTTCATGCGGCCACCTTGGACGGCACGGTTGACGGGCCGCCGGCCCTTATGATCCGAGAAAAGTTGACTGAGAAGCGGCGCCAGATGGGGCCCTACATCTTCGCCTGCCAGATGCTTCAAAACCCGGTGGCCGACGCTGTTATGGGCTTCAAGGAGGCCTGGCTGCGCTCCACCGCCGGCCAGCCTAAGGCCGACGGCCTGAACGTCTATCTGCTGGTGGACCCGGCCTCGGCCAAGAAGAAAGATTCCGATTATTCGGTGTTCGCCGTGGTAGGCCTGGGGCCCGACCTAAATTATTACCTCCTGGACGCCGTGAGGGATCGCCTGAACCTCACCGAGCGGGCCAAGACCCTTTTCCGGTTGCATCGCCGCTGGCGGCCCATAGCCGTGGGTTACGAACATTACGGTATGCAGGCGGACATTGAACACATGCAAGCGGAAATGGAACGCCGGAACTACCGCTTTGCCATTACTGCGCTTGGCGGCCCAATGCCCAAGCCCGACCGCATTCGCCGGCTGG